GGAAGTCACAAGGACTTTTCCCTCGCGCTCAGCGAAGCCGAAACTGCCCTCGCAGCCAACGTCGCGAGGGTTCTCGCCGAGCAGAACCTCCGCCCTCCCGTTCAACCGAAAAGCTTAGCTTCGGAAGAGGCTGAACTATTCAAACTCCTGGATCTTTAATCATGAGCGATTATGATGATGGCTACGCAGCCGGTTATGCAGCCGGTTACACTGACGGGCAAGCAGCTGGTTATGCCTCTGGCTACACGGCTGGCCATGCTGCTGGTTACGCCGAGGGCTATTCCACCGGGCACACTGATGGAGTCCTTGAGGGAATAAACACCGGGAAGAAAGACTCTTACGACAAAGCGATCGAGCTCGCCCGGAAGCTTTCAAAGGAGCTCGCGAACCTCAATCTCGAGGGCCCCGCCGGACGAGCCAATCGCTTGTGGAAGCAGCTCATCGCCCTCAAAGCTGCGGAGACTACGCCGTGATCATTATCACTCGCAAACTCTCCCACGGACAAATTCTCTTCATCGAGTGGACGAACCTCGACTTGAAGAGCTGGTGGCGCTGGTCCGACTCCTTCCGTCGTGCCGAGCGATTTGATTCAACAAAAACCCTTCGCTTCCGAGATGCATTCTCCTTTGCCTTGCGTGACGGAGAAGCCTTTCCGGTGGACGAGAAAGTAATTGAGGAGAAGCTCAATGGCTAAACGAACAAAGCCAATCGATTGGCACGATCCCGCTTGGCAACAAAAGCAGCGCATCTGGCGCCACAACGCCTTCAGTGGCCACGCAGCCATGATGCGCTCGCAAGCTCGGGCGATTCATTCCTCCGACTCCGCCAACGAAACGGCGAAGCGGATTGCGATGGAAATCCACCGGCTCGCGGAGGAGCTTTCGCTCGCCCTCAAGGAAAGGATTGATCCTTAATGGCCAGGCCTCGAATCCCTCCCCACAAAGAGGACGTTATCCTAACAATCCTCCACCAACTCCTACTCAAAGACCCTCGATCGATAACCAAGATAACAACCCTCGCCGGACTCAGCCACGACTCTCTTCTCCAGTGGTTCCGACGCAATCGCAATCCTAGCCTTAGGTCGATCGAGAAGGTCCTCAATGTCCTCGGCTATGAACTTGAAATCATGAAGAAAGGATAAAGTTATGCGAATGATTCAGCTAACGCGCTTCAACACGTACAAGTACTCTGCTGCTTACGGAGCGCCTGTTTGGGTAAATCCTGACCACATCATTAGTATAAGCCAAACTACTACTGGCATAATCGAAAAAGAGGAGGACGCTAAAGAGCTTCCCGCAGATCGGGAAAAAGTTAACTATTCCCTAGTCATTCTCAGCGCAGCCGGCCCCGACGGAATTGAAACGGAGCACGTCATCGAGTCTCCCATGGCAATCCTCGACCTCATCAGCAAAGCAGAGATCCTTTAACATGACCAGCAAAAACGAAGACTTCCCTCCGACACCCGAGCAAGCGCTCATCTACACCGCAGCGTCATCGACGCAGGATAACCTCCTCGTCCAAGCGCTCGCCGGCGCAGCTAAGACTTCGACGCTCGTTGGCATTGCCAAGCGGCTCCCAGGCAAACCAATCCTTTCGGTTGCCTTCAACAAGCGCATCGCCGATGAAATGCAAGCGCGCTTGCCTTCGCATTGTGTCGCGAAAACCCTCAACTCCATTGGCCACAACGCCTGGGCCGCAACGATCGGTAAGCGTCTCACCGTCGAACAGGGGAAAACGGGCTCGATCGTCCGAGGGCTCGACCTCTCCCCATCCGAGCAAGACGCCCTTCGAGACGTCTTTTCCGACGTGGTTCAACTCACAGCCAAGGCCAAGCTCTTCGGCTATGTCCCCGAGGGCCGTTACGACGAGGCTCTTCACTTAATCTCATGGGACGAGCTCACGGAAGTTCTCAGTGACGCGGAATTCGATCCGCTCGCTTGGGCCTTGCTTGACGAGATCCTCATCCGATCGATCGCGATGAGCTATGCCGGAACAATCGACTACGACGACCAGCTTTACATGAGCACGTTGTTCGGGGCTCAGCTCCCGAAGTTCCCTCTAACCCTGGTCGACGAAGCACAGGACTTGTCCCCGCTCAATCATCAGATGATCGCGCAACTCGTCGGCAATCGCCGGATCATCGCTGTCGGCGATCACTACCAATCGATCTACGGCTTCCGAGGTGCCGTTAGTGACGGCATGTCTGTTCTCCGCCATCGCTTCCAGATGAAGGAGTTCCAACTCACCATCTCCTTCCGCTGCCCCAAGGCGATCATTCACAAAGCGCGCTCGCGAGCTCCCTTGATGAAGTGGGCAGAAGGGGCAGCCGAGGGCTCCGTCCGCGAACTCCTCCGCTCCAACGACGGCGCAATCGCTTGGGGACCAAACGTCTTCCCTCGCGCTTGTGCAGTCATCTGCCGAAACAATGCTCCGATCTTTTCCCTTGGTCTCAAGCTCCTCGCTTCCGGCCGAGCCGTTACGATCCGAGGGATGGACGTTTCAAAACGTCTCATCAAGATCCTCAAAGAGTTCGGCGACACATCCATGTCGAGGGAAGAGCTCATCGCCCACCTGGACCGGTGGCGTCAAGTAAAGCTCGCGGAAGGCAAGCTCTCCGAGGCCACGATTGAAGACCGCTATACCTGCCTCGTCGTCTTCGCACAAGCGGCTGAGACTCTCAAGGGCGCCATCGCCCATGCGGAAAAGCTCTTCTCCTCCGAGGGCTCGATTGAACTCCTCAGTGGCCACAAGTCCAAGGGCCTCGAGTGGCCCGATGTCTTCCACCTCGATCCTTGGCGCATTCCGAGCAAGTTCGCTCGAGGAAGAGAGGAGAAAGAGCAGGAGCTCAATCTCGAATACGTCATCACCACTCGAGCGAAGCAATCGCTCACTCTTCTCGACCTCGAGGACTACGATCCCGAGCTTGAAGAGCCATTCGTTCGCTTGAAGGAGACCGCATAACCATGCCCGCACTACCTGACAATTGGGAAGACTTCTTCAACCAAGCCCTTGAGGCCGAACGAGGCATCGCCGTAGAGCTTGAGAGTGAGGGCCAAGCCGTCCGCTTTAAGCAGAAGCTTAACCAAGGGAGGGTGAAGCAAAGAAAGATTAACGCCTCCGTTTACCCGCAGGGCCATCTCCTTCACAACAAAACCCCCTGGGATGATCTAGTCGTCACGAGCGATCCGACGGACGCTTCCGTCGTTCTGATCAAACGAATTTCCCTCGAAGTGAAGAAAGTGAGAGTGCTATGACTACAACAGAAGTCCACTTCGTTCACCTTGCCGGCGAGAACGAAAACGAGTACACCGCCGAGATTAAGATCACCTCATTCGGATCCCCTCCCTCTTGGGATGGTCCCGGCGATCCACCTGAGTTCGAGATCCAAAAGATCCTCGATTCCGAAGGAAGGGAGATCAAACCTTCCGACCCTCTTTACGACACTCTCGGAACCCTTGCCGACAAGGAAATGGAGGAGTTCGATTGGGGCGACGCGCTCGCGAGCGAACAGGATTATCAGGACGAACTCGACTACGAAACCTATCGCGATCAGTGAAACAAGGAGCCGCCACAATGCAAGTGCAAGAAATCCTAAGCAAGGTTAATTCCTTAACCACCGCCGCTCTTAATCGAGGGCTTACTCAGCCGAAATTCAAATTCGAGATCGAGTCGGGTAAGGGTAATTACTGCATGTCGATCAATTGGCATGGAGAGGATAGTAAATACGAGTATGATTTCCTCTACGCAGCAACTCCTGCCGAGCTTCTCTACGCCGCTCAAGTTTGGGTGGACAAGATCCAACCTCTCGCCGAACGACAGCGAGCCCAATACCGCAAGGCCGTTGCCGCCGCAATCGATCTAGGCAACAAGTTCGGCATCGAGGACGCGGCAATCAATCCGCTCAAGGAAGTTATGGAAAAGCTTTCCAAAAACGCGCTTGAGCATCATCCGGCAATGCCAGTGCCTTCACCTCTTCGAGCTGATCTCGACGACGAAATTCCGTTCTGAGCCCCCTCTTTCACGACGTGCAATCGACCCCTATCACCTGTATTTTCTTTTCAAAAGGGTATTGACACGTCCCCGGCCCATATATAAAGTGAGTCCTGCAATCGGGCACCGCCAACCGGCCAGCCGATTTAACCCCGGCCCAACTGGCCAAGCAACCAACAGAAGGAACTATTCTATGTCCCATTCCATCACCATCGCTGGCAAGTCGTTTAACGTCGAGCCCCGCTATGCCGAAGGCCATCCGCTCACCGCGAATGAAGCGTCTGCCCTCAACCAGACCTATTTCGAAAACCTCCGGAACAACTTCGCCGGCAAGGCCAAGGAAGGTTCGGGCCAGGACGAATTCGACGCCTATGTCGCTGCCTATCAGTTCGGCGTTCGCTCGGCCGGCGGCAGCCGTGACCCGATCGAGTCGGAAGCGATGGAACTCGCTCGCGAATCTGTTCGTGACGCCATCAAGCGCGCCGGCAAGAAGATCAGCGACTACAAGGCTTCCGTCATCAGCGAAGCGGCCGAGAAGCTCCTGGCCAAGCCGGACAAGGGCGCCGAACTTCGCGAGCTCGCCAAGCAGCGTGTCGAACAGATGCGGGCTGCTGCTTCCAACGAGATCGACGCCGACCTGCTTTCGTCCCTCGACGAAGCGGCTGCGGCCGAAGCCACCTCGGAAGCCCAGGCCCCGACCGAGCCGACCACTGACGGCGAACAGGCTCGCACTCGTCGCAACCGCGGTGAGGCTGCCTAATGGACTCGGGCACGGTTGAACTCCTTTACCGTGCCCTAGAGGCTCGCGTAGGGATCGTTATTCGCACCAACGACCCTACGCGGCTTCGAGCTCGCCTTTACGAGGCGCGCAAAACTGATCCTGCCTTCTCGGAGCTTTCTGTAAAACCCAGCCACGCGCTTCCGCAAAGCGAGCTTTGGGTTTTACATAAATCCCCTAAAACTGAGGACTCCGCCAATGCCTCGCAAGCCTAGCGATCGGCCACTAGCCGTAAAGAACATTCGCCTATTCGACGGCGATTACGAAGAGATGGACAAGCTGTTCCCCAAGCTCAAAGCCGGACCAGCCATCCGCCTCCTTGTCCGCAACTTCATCGAGCGCCAGAAGGCCGTTGCTGCTCCTCTTGAGATCGAACTCAACCTCGAGGAGCTCTCCCTATGACCGAGCGCGCCGATCCCAAGCTCATCCAAGAGCTTTTCGACAGAGACCCACTTCTCCTCAGCGACGTTGACATCGACACGATCATCGCTGAGTTTCGGCAGGACCGTATGGATTATCTTCAGCCACCTGAAGAAAAGAAGGCTAAAGGAACCGCCTCCCGTTCCAAAAGCACTCCTGCCCTTTCCATTGATCCGGACCTTTTGTCCGAGCTCGGCATTTAACCTTTCAAGAAAGCGCCACCGCCATGGCCAAAAATTTCACGTTTCTCGACGAAGAATTTCGTCTGATTATGGAATCGCTCGATCACGCTATCGAGCGAAGCGAAACCAACGCATACGAGTTCGCAAAGAATAAGAACTTTGAGGCAGCTGGTTATCAGCTCTATCAAAAAACATTGCTAATAGAGCTCCAGAACTCTCTAAAGCAGGAGCCGGTTTAATGTCCAACGCTCTCCTCACCGGACTCGAGAACCTCTCCTTTACTCAGGAAATCGACTACGCCGGCTGGCCTTCTCCGTTTGACGACGACGGAGTCCAGTACGCATGGGACTCGACTTCCCTCGGCCTCTTGAAGACCTGCCCCCGGAAGTATCAGCTTTCCATGGTACTCAATTGGCAGCCGAAAGAGCGGAGCTATCACCTCGTCTTTGGAATTCTTTATCACTCCGCGATTGAGCTTTATCTCAAGACGAAAGCTCTCGGCGGTGATCATGAGCATTCGGTTCGCGTCTCCGTTCGCCAATGCCTTATTGACTCATTCGGTTACAAGCCAGGGGAGAAGAAAAGTGGACCCGATAACGCAAAGACGAGAGAAAATCTTATCCGAACTCTCGTCTGGTATTTTGAGCACTATCGAGACCACCCTGCAAAGACAGTCGTTCTTTCTAACGGAAGACCCGCTGTTGAGCTTAGCTTCAGATTTGAGATTGGTCACGATCTCATGCTCAGCGGACATCTCGACCACATCGTCAAATTTGGAGACGGCAATTACGTTGAGGATCATAAAACGACTGCCTCTACTGTAACCGGCGCCTCCGCCCGCTACTTCTTCGCCGGCTTCAACCCCGACAACCAGATGACCCTTTACTCCACCGCCGCTATGATTGCGTTCAACACGCCAGTCAAAGGCGTCATCATCGATGCAGCTCAAATTGCCGTCGGCTTCTCAGCATTCGCCCGCGACATGACTCATCGCTCAGAAGCCCAGATCCGCGAGTTCCTCCACGGCGTAGTCGAATATCGCCGCATGGCTGAGAACTTCCACCGCCAAGGTTTCTGGCCCATGAACGAAACAGCATGCGGCAATTACGGCGGCTGCGCTTTCCGGGACATTTGTTCCAAGTCTCCTCAAGTGCGAGAACGGTTCCTGCGCACTGAGTTCACTCAAGATAAACCGTGGAACCCGTTGGAGCCAAGATGATGGCAAACTACCCAAAGCCCGGTGAGACGCAAGTCCACCACGAAGGACTCCCCGTCGCCGGCTATCAGCCGCAGCCTGACAACAATGTCAAGATCGTCAATGCGTTCAAGGAACTCGAAGAACGAGTCCTTCGTCTCACTGACGGACTCAAGGCCAACAGCGAGATTGATCAGCGCCTTCTTGCTATCGGCGTGACCCAACTCCAGGGCGCCTTCATGTTCATCAATCGCTCGGTGTTCAAGCCCGGTCGAGTCTCACTTCCCGGCGACGAGAAGTAATACCAACTGAGGGCTTCGGCCCTCCCTTCAACAAGGTGCGAACCCCATGCCTAAAGGCTCAGAACACAAATCAGCGAACATCACAAAGATGCTCCTAATCGGCGAGTCCGGTTCCGGCAAAACCGGCGCCCTCGCTTCCCTCGCAGTCGCCGGCTATAAACTCCGCATCATCGACCTCGACAACGGGCTCGATTACCTCATGAACTACATGCGGAAGCGCCATCCGGACAAGCTCGACAACATCGAATACGTCTCCATCCGCGACAAGATGAAGGCCACCTCAGCCGGTTTCATTCCGGCTGGCGTCCCGAACGCTTACACAAAAGCCATCGGCCTCATGGACAAATGGGAAGACGGCACTCGCCCATCCGAGTGGGGCCACGACTACATCCTCGTCGTCGACTCCCTGACCTTCCTCGGCAACGCCGCACACAACTGGAAGGAAGCGCTCAATCCAGGAGCGAAAGAGCCCCGAACAATCTTCTACGCCGCTCAGCAAGCGGTTGAAGAAGTCCTTGCGGCACTCACCGGCGATGACTTCAATGCCAACGTGATCGTCACTTCTCACGTCCGCTGGATGGAGCGCGGTGATGGCACAACCAAGGCCTTCCCGACCGCTATCGGCGGAGCCCTTGGCCCGAAGATCCCAACTTATTTCAATTCCCTCTGCCTCTGCGAAACAGTCGGCAGCGGGGCCACCACCAAACGGCAGATCCGGACGGCACCGACCGTCTTCCTCGACTTGAAGAACCCTGCGGACATCTCCGCACCTCTTCCGATCGAGAGCGGACTTGCCGACTTCTTCAAGGCCGCGCAAGCAAGCTGACCTCCGAAGCCGGGGGACTTATCCCCTAACTCAGTAACGCCATTAACAGGAGACCTCCAATGGCCGTAGACTTCAGCAAAATCCTTGGCAAACAGGCAGAAGAAATTGAGGCTCCGAAGCCTCTTCCCGTCGGCAGCTACATCTGCACCAATCCCAAGCTCCCGGACTTTCAGGAGATTGGGAGGAACGGAACTCCCGGCGCCAACTTCAGCCTTGTCGTGATCGCTCCTTCCGACGACGTCGATCCAGACTCCATTCGCGAGTTCGGCGAAGTCAAGGGAAAGACCATTCGTCACACTATGTGGCTTTCCGAAGGCGCCGAGTTCCGCACCAAGGAAGAACTCGTCAACGCCTTCGCTCTCGAAGAAGCCGGCAAATCGCTCGGCCAGCTTTTCAACGAGACCATCAACAAGCAGATCCTCGTGACGATCAAGCATGAGCCGACTCAGGACGGCACCGGCATCATCGCTCGGGTTGAAAAGATCGCAGCGGTCTAACGTCCCGTTCTGTCGCTGTGACTAAAGTGTCGAAGGGGTGTGCGCGAACATTTCCCCTTCGGCATTTCTTTCCTCAAGGAGACCTTCGATGAAGTTCATTACGTTTGATACAGAAACAACCGGCGTTGATGCCGAAGTCGACCGACTCGTTGAGCTCGCTGGGGTTTGCCGAGGCTTCGAGCATTTCACAACCCTCGTCAATCCCGAGCGAGACATTCCACCGGGCGCTCGCGCGATCCATCATATCGGACCGGAGGATGTGGCGAATGCTCCTGACGAAACGGGGGCAATGAACGACTTCTTTGAACACTTTTGGGAGTCCGACATGCAAGCGGTTGCAAGCACCGTGTTGGTAGCTCACAACGCCAAGTTCGATCGAGGCTTTGTTAAGCGCATCGATCCACTAACAGAACAGAATGTCAAGTACATCTGCACCATGCGTTGCGCTTGGATGTCTTGGCCCGACGCTCCCGGCTACTCCAACCAGGTCCTCCGCTACTGGCTCGAGCTAAAGGATCTCGATCTTCCGCCTGACCTTTTCCCCCACCGAGCCCTTTACGACGCCATCGTCACACAGGGCATCCTCGAGCGCTTGCTCGAAAAGCACCCGGTTAAGACCCTGCTTGAATGGTCCAACAACCCTGTCCTCATGCCCAAAGTTCCCTACGGAAAGCACAAGGGCAAGACCTGGGATGAAGTCGATTACGGCTATCTCAAGTGGGCGCTCGGCGGCTCCGGGCCTGCCGATGACGAGGACTTCATCTACACTGCACAGCATTGGATGAAGAAGAATTCAGGGAATTGGGGGAAGCGTTAATGTCCTGGTCCATCGAACTTTACCCTGCCGAGATCACCGTCAACCGAGAAGATCGCCAGCGCCGGGAGCTCCTCGACATCGATCGCTTGGCTGAGTCAATCGCCCTTCGAGGCCAGCTCCAGCCCGTCGTCATCACTCGCGATCACGTCCTCGTAGCCGGCGAACGTCGTTTCACCGCAGTTGAAAAGCTCGGCGATCGACCGCTCCGTTGCGTCTTCACTGACGAGCTCGATCCAATTGAACTCAAGGCCATCGAGCTTGAGGAGAACATGAAGCGGCTCGATCTCGAATGGCGGGATCGGTGCGAGGCCATCGCTCAATACCACGAGTTCAAGGTCGCGGTCAATCCCGAGTGGTCCAACGCTGACACCGCTCGAACCCTTATCATGAGCGATAGCTCCGTCGCTCAGCACCTCGCCGTGGCTCGGGAAATTCGCTCGGGCAACCAGATGGTCATTGAGGCCCCGAAGTTCACGACCGCTCGCGGGATTGTCGAGCGCAAGCTTCAACGGCAGGAGGCTTCGGAGACAGAGCAGCTCCTCGCCATGGCATCGGTTAAGCCGAAGTTACGCCCATCAGAACGCCCTTCTGTTTCTGGTTTTGCTCCTGGAGAATCTCATTATGAGGAATCGGTCGACTCCGATCTTTCCATCATTGCAGATCTCGAGTCCTCCAAGTCCACCGGCTACATCCTTAACGAGGACTTCCACTATTGGGCTCAGAATTACGACGGCCCGAAGTTCAACCTGATCCATTGCGATTTCCCTTACGGCGTCGGGATGCATAAGTCCGACCAAGGCTCCGGCGATGCCCACGGTTCCTACGAGGACACGCCGGACATCTATTGGTCCCTGATCGACTCTCTTCTCAACAACCTGGATAACTTCTGTGCGCCAAGCGCTCACCTGATCTTCTGGTTCTCCATGGACTTCTACGAGGAAACCTATGCCCTTCTCTCCAAGCATTTCAAAATTTCCAGATTTCCCTTGGTCTGGTACAAGTCCGACAATTCCGGAATCCTTCCGGATCCTAACCGAGGACCTCGCCGAGTTTACGAAACAGCTTTCTTTGGATCAAG